AAGTGCTGGCCCGCACCCTCGGCGGCGCGGCTTATGGCCTTTACGGTTATCTCGACTGGATTGCCGAGCAGATCCTGCCGGACAAGGCCGACGAATCGACCCTGGAACGCATTGCCGCACTGCGTTTGAACCAGCCACGCAAACCGGCGCAAGTCGCCACCGGCAGCGTCAGTTTTACCGCCACTGCCGGCGCGGTGCTCGACGTTGACACGCTGCTGCAAGCAAGCGATGGCCGTACTTACAAAGTCACCACCGCGCGCACTACCGTCAATGGCAGCAACACCACCACGATTGCTGCGCTCGATGCCGGCAGCCTGGGCAATGCTGACGCCGGTCTGGCGCTGAACCCGGTGCAGCCGATCGCCGGTGTGATCGGCAATAGCTTCGTCGTGCTGGCGCCCGGCCTCAGTGGCGGCGTGGCGCGGGAAAGCCTGGAGTCGCTGCGTTCGCGGGTGATCCGTTCCTATCGGGTCATTCCGCACGGCGGTTCGGCCAGCGACTACGAGACCTGGGCGCTGGAAGTGCCTGGCGTGACGCGAGCCTGGTGCCGCGGTGGCTTCCTGGGGCCGGGCACGGTGACGGTGTTCATCATGCGCGACGAAGACCCGCAACCGGTGCCCAACGATGAACAACTGGCGGAGGTTCAGGCGTACATCGAACCGCTGCGTCCGGTGACCGCGGAAGTACACGTGCAGCGGCCGATTCAGGTGCCGGTGGTGTATCGCTTCAAGAGCGTCAACCCGGACACCACTGCTGTGCGCGCCGCCGTGGAAGCGCAGCTGCGCGACTTGCACAACCGCGAGGCCGACCTCGGCGTGCCGCTGCTGATCAGCCATATCCGCGAAGCCATCAGCAGCGCCGGCGGTGAATACGATCACTCGCTGACCGCGCCGGCCGCTGACGTGCCTGCCGGGCAAAGCGAACTGCTCACCTTCGGAGGTTGCGTATGGGGGGCATAAGAACCGCCGCGCAATACCAGGCGCAACTGCGCGCCTTGCTGCCGAGCGGCCCGGCATGGGATCCGGAACGCGTCCCGGAACTCGAGGAAGTGCTGCAAGGCGTCGCCGTCGAGCTGGCCCGTCTCGATGCCCGTGCCGCCGACCTGCTCAACGAGATGGACCCGGCCGGCGTCAGCGAACTGGTGCCGGACTGGGAGCGGGTGATGGAACTGCCCGACCCGTGCCTGGGCGCCACGCCGCTGTTCGACGACCGCCGCCTCGCCGTACGCCGGCGCTTGCTTGCGGTGGGCAGCCAGGCTGTCGGTTACTACCTCGACATCGCCAAAAGCCAGGGCTACCCCAACGCCAGCATCACCGAACACGAAGCCCCCCGCATGGGCCGCTCGCGTTTCGGCGCAGCGCACTGGGGCACCTGGGAAGCGCAATTCATGTGGACCCTCAACACCGGCGGCCGGTTGCTGCTCGGTCGGCGCTACGGCGCGAGCTACTGGGGCGAGCGCTTTGGCGTGAACCCGGGCTCGGCGCTGGAGTGCCTGATCCACCGCAGTGCGCCGGCGCATACCAAGGTGCACATCAACTATGACTAGGGAGGAATGACCGGATGGATTATCCGAAAAGTGTGCCCAGCGCCGGTCTGGTGAATGGGAAATTTGTTGACGAGGATGCCATCAATGGCAAACCGGGTTCGCTGATTCCGGCTGCGTGGGGCAATGGCGTGACGGAAGAAATCGTCAATGTCATCAAGGCTGCTGCCATCGTGCCGGATGAACAGAATCACGCTCAGCTTCAGCAGGCGATCACAAAAAGCATCAGCGACCGGTTGCCTGGACAGGCGAGCGAAGCCGCTGCCGGGGTGATGAAAGTCGCGACTCAGGATCAGGTGGGGACAGGTGTTGATGACACAGTGGCGGTGACACCGAAAAAGCTCAAGCTCGGGTTCAGTCTGGCTAACACTGGAGGCACCGGTTACCTCGCCTTTCCGTCCTGGATGGGCGGCTTGATTATTCAGTGGGGATGGATCAATAGCGCCACCACAGATGTCATCACCACGCTTCCGGTGAGCTTCAACTCAAATTTCTTCCGGGTGATGGTTTGCAACGATTACACCGCATCCTCTGGATCAATCGGTTATATCGCGGCCAGCACCCGGAGCCTGTCCACCATTGTTTCCCGGGGCTCTAGTCCGTCTCTGGGCGCGCAGTACATCGCCATAGGCAAGTAGGTCGTTCATGAAAATTTATTGGAGCCCTTCGGTTCAGGGATTTTTTGATTCTCGTGTCAATTCGACGATTCCCAAAGACGCCGTCGAGGTCTCGCCGTCTCACCGCAACGAGTTGATCGAAGGATGCAAGCGCAATCAGGTAATTGTGTGTCGCGCCAATGGCTTTCCCATTCTGGCCGATGCACCGACTGCTACGCCGGCAGAGTCCACGACCGCTGAACGCCAATGGCGGGATGCGCAATTGAGTGAAACAGATCCCCTGGTTGCACGTCACCGCGACGAGTTGGAAAACGCGCAAGGCACCACTTTGTCCGCCGAGCAATACACAGCGTTGCAGCAGTATCGCCGCGACCTGCGCAACTGGCCCTCATCGACGCAGTTTCCTGCCATTGCACAGCGCCCCATGCTGTCGGTCGCAGGTGAGGTCGTGGTGAAAAAGCCCCGGGCAAGGTCCAGAGCCAAACCGTGACGCTCATGACGCAAGCGTTCGGGAGTCGAGTCAGTCAATTATCCGAAAAGTGTGCCCAGCCCCGCACGGGCGAACGGCAAACTTGCCGATGAGCCTCCGCTGACCTGACGCCGAAGCCCACCGGCAGGAATCAAGCACCCAAGCCCACGTCACCGTGGGCTTTTTATTTTCAGAAAACAGACCGCCGCTGGCTCGTACTCGCGATCGCCACGACGCGGTTCATTTGTTATTTCAGAGGAACGAAAGACCTATGGATTATCCAAAAAGCGTCCCCAGCGTCGGCCTGGTCGATGGCCGCTTCGTCGATGAAAACCCGGTGGCGGGAACCCCGGGTTCGTTGATTCCGGCGGTGTGGGGCAACAGCGTGACTCAGGAGATCCTGAGTGTGATTAACGGTGGCGGGTTGGTGCCGTCCGAGGCGGATACCGGGCAGCTGTTCAAGGCAATTCAGTCGATTATCGGCAAGGCCAGCCCCATGCGTTCGGTCATCACCCGACTGGCCGCGTCGAAAGCCCTGACCGAGGCCGAGCTTGGCCTGGTGCTGATCGACGGCAGCCCGGGGCCTGTGACCGTGCTGCTGCCTCCGGCCAACGCCGCACTCGGTGTGCGCGACGTGATTGTTCGTCGAGTGGACAACAGCGGTAATCGCATGGTCATCCAGGCGTCAGGTACTGACGGGATTCGTTTTCACACCCATCTGTCGGCCAGCGGTTATCCGTTCTTCGTATTGATGGGCGGCGGTGACTGGTGGCACCTGCGCAGTGATGGGGCGGGGAGTTGGTGGCCGGTCGGGCGCTTTGACAATACGCCGTTGGGGCGGCCGTTTTTCGAGACGACCCTGATGCTCAGTCCCGGCGGATACGGTGCATTGAATGGCACCGTGATGAAACGCGCGGAATGGCCGTGGCTGTGGGATCACGCCCAGCAATCGGGAATGCTGGGGACTGAAGCCTTACGCGTGGGCTCCGAGGGGAAGTGGACCACGGGTGACGGTGCGACGACCTTTCGTGGCCCCGAAGGGCGAGGGGAATTCTTGCGGGTTCTGGATGAAGGTCGTGGTGTGGATGCCGGGCGCGCGATGGGTACTTTTCAGACTGGATCGACTCATTCGTATGCACAAGGTGCCAATGGCGCAGGCGCTGTGGGCGCGTACTGGTCAGATAGCTTGACCAGTTTTGGCGCGGATACCCGGGAAGAACCGCAATACGTGACGGGATTGATCAATGGTGGTCCGACTTTTCCGGTGAATACCAGTTATCAGAGGGATACCGCAGCAACATTGCTCTACGCCTTCAAATCCCGCCCGCGCAACATCGCCTATCCCGGCCGCATCAAACTCATCTGAGGCACTTTATGTTCAATTATCTATTTGATGGTTCGGGCGCTCTGTCCGGGCCAGTCGAGTTCATTGTCACGCCGGGCATTGGCATCCAGTTACCCGGTAATGCTGTTGAGCTGGCGTACGAGTTGCCTGAGCCGGAAACCGGTCGTAGCTGGGCACTGATCAACGGTGTACCGCGTGAGGTGATCGATCGTCGGGGCATGGTTTATCGCAAGGACGGCGGCGCGCAACAGATCTGGACCGAGCTGGGTGAGTTGCCGGACACCCTGACCGCGCAGCCATGGCCAGGCGACTTCCACATCTGGCGCGACAACGCCTGGGTGCTGGATGAGCAGGCTCGTTTGGCGAGCATCAGACAGCAATCTCTCGGCCAGCGCGACGCATTGTTACGCGATGCCGTCCTGCGCATCGCTCCGCTGCAATACGCCGAAGACATCGGCGATGCCAGCCACGACGAACAACTGCTGCTGATCGAGTGGAAGCTCTATAGCGTCGAGCTGAACCGCATCGAAAAACAGGCCGGTTTCCCCGATGAGATTACCTGGCCGGTCGCTCCCGGCGCAGCCATAACCAACTGATTTTCAGCACAGGGAGCAGTGCAATGGATTATCCAAAAAGCATTCCCGGCGTTGGCCTGGTCAACGGCGGCTTCGTCGATGAAAACCCGCTCGCCGGTTCACCGGGCTCGTTGATCCCGGCCGCGTGGGGCAACAGTGTCACGCAAGAAATTCTCAACGCGATCAAGGCTGCCGGTCTGACGCCTGATGAAGCGAAAACCGATCAGTTGGCAGCGGCCATCGGCGCGTTGGTCGACTTCAGCAAACTGAAAAATACCCCGACCACGTTGGCCGGTTACGGCATCACCGATGCGGTGGGGCGGTTGTTGGCGGTGCGGCAGATCGAGACGCTCGGGATCACGGTTTACAAGCCCAATCCCAGGGCCAAACGGATTCGCGTGCGTCTGGTTGGCGCTGGTGGTTCGGGAGGCGGCTGTGCGCCGGTGGCAGCGGGTTATCACAGTATTGGAGGTGGCGGTGGTGGTGGCGCCTACGCCGAGAGCTTATATGACGTGACAGCAGAAATGATGACCGGCGTTCCTGTTTCTCTGGGGGCTGGTGGTGCCTCACGTAACTCGATGGGGCAGGCCGGCGGAGGCGCTTCTTTTGGCAGTTACCTGAGCGCGTCCGGTGGCATGGGCGGGCAAATACTGACCTTTCCTGTGACCGCCACGGCAGTTGGCTTCGTTCAGGGGGGCGCTGGAGGACAAACCGTGACGGGCGGCAATCTCGCTAACGCACGTGGAATAGGCGGTGGCTATGCCATGTACAACGCCAATTGGGGCGTATTGGCGGGTGGCGGAGGCGCGAGTCCGTTTGATGGCGGTGGCCCGTTGATGGGCCTCAGTGGCGCTGGCACTTCAGGAAACCGAGGGTCAGGTGGCAGTGGTTCATGTTCGACCAGTGCCTCCGCGTCAGTCCTCAGCGGCGTCGGCGGAAACGCCTTCTGTGAAATCTGGGAGTACGAATAATGGCCCGTTATGCACGAGTGGAAAACGGCGTTGCGGTCGAGGTGATCGATACCGGCGACTACCAGATTACCCAGCTTTTTGCCCCGTCCTTCGTCGAGTCGATGGTGCCCGTGCCGGAGGGCATGCAGATCGAAATCGGCGCACCTGTCGGCGAACTGCGCGAGGAGATTGCGCCGTTGCCGGTGATGGAAAGTCCGGTCGTTATCTCTGACGTCGTCGTAGAGGAGCAAGACGCTCTGGCGGCAGCACGCACCTGGCGCCAGTCCAGCCTGTCGGCCACCGAATGGTGGGTGACGCGGCATCGCGATGAGCAAGAGCTGGGGCGCGGGACGACGCTCAAGGCTGCGCAATATCTGGAATTGCTGGAGTACCGTCAGGCGCTGCGCGACTGGCCTGAAACAAGTCAATTTCCTTCCGCAGTTTCCCGGCCTTCGGTCCCCACGCGGTTAGCCGCACTCATAGGCTGAGACCAGCCCCAAATATTTCGGATTAAGGAGACAACCCTTGGACTATCCCAAGAGTGTGCCCAGTGTCGGACTGGTGAATGGACAATTTGCTGATGAGGACCCGGTTGCCGGCAAACCTGGTTCGCTGATTCCGGCGACATGGGGCAATGGCGTTACGCAGGAAATTCTTAATGTGGTGCAAGCGGCCGGCATGACGCCGAATGAGTCGGCCACTAATCAGTTGCTCGCTGCGCTGCGCAGCCCGACGCTGTTCAACACAGCACCGCAGTTTGATAGCGGACGCTCGGCGGCAACTGCGCAATTTGTACAACGAGCGTTGGGCAGTCATGCGAGTGCTCGCGGGATATCCGCAGCGACTCAGTTGACGCTGGCCGATGTCGGTTCCTCGATTGGTCTGGGCGGCACAGTGACTTATACCGTGACGCTTCCGGACGCAGCCTCGGCGCCGGATGGCGCGACGATCAGTCTGCATTGCCGCAACGCAGGCTCGGTCATGGTAGCCAGCAAAACCGGCTCACAAATCAGCCCTCAAGGGGCTTACGTGGCGTCGATCGTGATGAACGCCGGTGAGAGTGCGAACTTCGTCAGGGAGTCTGGTACTTGGGTGGTTTATGGCACGGCTGCGTTGAAGCACTGCGCCTCCTACGGCGCTCAGTTCACCACGCCGGGTTATCAGAAATTCCCCAGCGGATTGATCCTGCAATGGGTCGTCGGTGGCTCTGACGCCAACGGCAACATGACGCTTTCACTGCCGATCAAGTTTCCGTCGGCCATTTTGGGTGGCGTCGCCAATGAGGCAAATCCGACAGGCTGGAGTGCCGCAAATGCGACCGTCTGGGCGTTCGATCTGGGGTTATCGACCACCACTCAGGTGGTGGCGCGGGTTCGCAACATTGATTCCACAGGGATCAAGCCATCGACGGGAATTTCGGGTCGCATTCTGGTTTGGGGAGTTTAACCGTGGCTATTTACTTTTACGCACAAACGCTTGGATTTGACCGGGTTGAAAATCCTGGGGCGGAACCTCCAGCAGGCGCAGTGGAAATCACTCAGGCCCAATACATTGAGCTATTCGCCGGGCAGGCCGCAGGCAAAGTCATCAGCGCCACTGCCACAGGTCAGCCAGTCCTTGGCGAGCCGCAAGTCTCCCCAGTGGCGCTGATTGCCTTGGAGCGCGGCTGGCGCAATAACGTTCTGCAGAGCACTCAATGGCTGGTTCTTCGCGATGCCGAAGAACTGGAAATGGGCGAGGGCACCACCCTGCGCAGCGAAGAGTTCAAACAACTCCTGACGTACCGTCAGGCACTACGCGACTGGCCTGACAATCCGGATTTCCCGAACGTACGTTCGCGGCCGGTTGAACCTGACTGGCTCGAACGCTTGCTGCAGGCCAATGGTTGAGCGGTTTGCTGAGCAACCGAGGATAAATAAACATGGATTACCCAAAAAGTGTCCCGGGCTCCGGCCTGGTCGACGGCAAATTTGTTGACGAAGACGCCATCGCCGGAACACCGGGATCGCTGATCCCGGCCAGTTGGGGCAACAGTGTTACTCAGGAAATACTCAACGCAATTACCGCGGCCGGTTTGAAACCGGATGAAGCACAGACCGATCAGTTGGCGCAGGCCATCCGCCAATTATCCAAGCCTGACCCTCTGCAGCAGTTTCCGGTGCAGGTCTATCGCCGGAATGTGCTGATCAATGGCGGCTTCGATATCTGGCAGCGCGGAACAACCAACCAAGGTCCCAATATCGGTGGGTATGTAGCCGATCGTTTTCGCTGTGACTGGAATGGCAATGCTGCCGTGGCCATTTCTCGCCAGGATTTTGCCCCTGGCCAGACAGACGTGGCAGGTGAGCCGAGCTATTTCTTGCGCTGGCAGCAAACCACGGCGGGCGTTGGCGCTACCGAGCACAAGATTTCCCAAGGCGTTGAATCGGTCAGGACTCTGGCTGGAAAAACCGCCACCGTGACATTTTGGGCGCGCTCCGACGCCGCGCGCCCGTTGAAGGTAACCATCGGTCAGTACTTCGGCAACGGTGGTTCGGAAGCCGTCGTCAAAGTGGTCGATGTCTTTGCATTGAACACTGCATGGACCAAATACAGCGCGACGTTTCAGGTGCCAGTGATCGCGGGAAAAATGCTCGGCACCAATGATTACTTGCGGTTGGCTTTTGATCTGCCACTTAACGTTTTGCAAACCGTGGATCTTGCACGGGTTCAACTCGAGGAGGGACCGGTTTCCACGCCGTTCGAATATCGTCCTGTTGGTGAAGAGCTGATGTTGTGTCAGCGCTACTTCGAGAAGTCGTTTGCCAGTCGTTTACCGATTCGTGCAAACAATGGTGTCGTAACCTGCATCGTTACGTTCACTCAGGCTGCGGCCGGGAATACCGGTCAATACGGCATGGTTATAGACATGCAGGTTCAGAAGAGAGTGCAACCCACCGTCGTCCTGTATTGCCCCGGAAATGAAAGCAGTCAGGTCTGGAACTACTCGCAGGGTGTGGCATGCACGGGGACCACGGTGCAAAGTGTGACACAGCGAAGTTTCGCCATCGGCACCGTGACGCCTGTGAGCAGTCAGCCCGGTAACGGATTGCAGATTGAATGGACAGCGGACGCTGAAATCTAGGGGTAGCTCATGACATATCAACTGACCGCCTGTGGTGTATTGCGCGTTGAAGATGCCGCGTTTATTCCGCAGGACACGACCAATCGCGACTGGCTTGAGTATCAGCAATGGCTGTTAACCGGCGGACAGGTGCTGCCATCGAATGACGCACTCGAAGAGTCTGTACCCAACAACACCCTGACAACTCTGGCAAAAAAATGGCTGGGGGCCGTTGCTCGCCAACCATGATTCAATCGGAGCATCCAGGGAGGATTACGCATTATGCAAATAACTGAAGACAACCTTAAAACCATCATGCCCAACGCCCGCTCCCAAGCGGGCGTTTTTGTTTCTGCACTGAACAAAGCAATGACTCGCCGCCATATCGACTCGCCCAAACGCATCGCCGCGTTCCTGGCACAAGTTGGTCATGAGTCGGGGCAGCTGCAATACGTGCGCGAGCTGGGCAACAACCAGTACCTGAGCAAATACGACACGGGCACGCTGGCCTTGCGTCTGGGCAACACGCCCGAGGCCGACGGCGACGGGCAGAAGTACCGCGGTCGCGGGCTGATCCAGATTACCGGGCGCAGCAACTATCGCCAGTGCAGCCTCGGCCTGTTCGGCGATGAGCGTCTGCTGTCCTTGCCTGAGTTGCTTGAGCAACCGCAATGGGCAGCGGAATCGGCGGCATGGTTCTGGGAACAGAACGGCCTGAACGATCTGGCCGATCGCGATCAGTTCAACAGCATCACTCGCCGAATCAACGGCGGGTTGAATGGCCTGCAGGATCGGCTCGACATCTGGGCGCGGGCGAGGGCGGTGCTATGTCCATCTCCTGGCGCCTGATCGGCATTTTGCTGCTGGCTGCGGCGGCCGCTGCGCTGGCCTGGCAGTTTCAGGACTGGCGCTACGGTCGACAACTCGCGGAGCAGGCGCGGTTAAACGCCGACACTCTCAATCAGCTGAATGTGGCGGCAGCCAGCGCGCAGCAGATCGAGCAGGATAAACGTCTGGCCCTCGAGCGACGCCTGGCGGCCAGTGAACAAACCCACTATCGAGCCATGAGCGATGCCCAACGTGATCAAGATCGCCTGCGCGATCGTCTTGCCACTGCTGATTTGCGCCTGTCAGTCCTCATCGACGCCGGCGATGCTGCCCAAGGCTGCGGGGTGCCAGCCACCGCCGGCGCCGGCGGCGTGGATCATGCAGCCGTACGCGCCCGACTTGACCCGGCGCATGCTCAACGAATTATCGCCATCACCGACGCCGGCGACCGCGGACTGATTGCCCTGCAGGCCTGTCAGGCCTATGTCAGAGCGCTGGCGCCCGAACATTTTGAATGAGTCTGTGTATTGAAAGCGCAACCGGGTCGTGTACGGTGGTAGTGATTCCAACCGATCTGGAGCGCACCGTGAAAGAGATCACTCAACTGGCTGCCGAGCTTGGCCGACGTTTGCAGTTGCTCAACGCCCACGTCACCACGGCCGAATCGTGTACCGGTGGCGGGATTGCTGAGGCGATCACGCGGATTCCCGGGAGTTCGGCGTGGTTCGAGGCCGGTTATGTGACCTACTCCAACCGGCAGAAGACCCGGCAACTGAATGTTCCCGCCGAGTTGTTCGGCACGGTGGGCGCGGTCAGTCGCGAAGTGGTCGAGTCGATGGTGCGTGGTGCGCAGAAGCGCAGCCTGGCGCGGTTTGCCGTCGCCGTCAGCGGCGTGGCCGGGCCCGATGGCGGTACACCGAACAAACCGGTGGGCACCGTGTGGCTGGCCTGGGGCGTGGGCGATGCGGTTTCCAGTGAGGTTCAGCACTTCCCCGGTGGCCGCGACGAAGTGCGCCGACAAACGGTGAAGGCCGCGCTAGAGGGGCTGTTGCGACTAGCGGCACGAGAAATCGAAAATCAGGGGTAGGCGATCCGCGAACGCTGTGGAATAATACTGGCTACTTATACAGGTGTTGGCCGTCAGGCCTTATTGATTACGTGAGGACTTTAATGGACGACAACAAGAAGAAAGCCTTGGCTGCGGCCCTGGGTCAGATCGAACGTCAATTCGGCAAGGGTGCCGTGATGCGTATGGGCGATCAGGACCGTCAGGCGATCCCGGCTATCTCCACCGGCTCTCTGGGTCTGGACATCGCACTCGGCATTGGCGGTCTGCCAAAAGGCCGTATCGTTGAAATCTACGGTCCTGAATCTTCCGGTAAAACCACACTGACTCTGTCCGTGATCGCCCAGGCGCAAAAAGCCGGCGCGACCTGCGCCTTCGTCGACGCCGAACACGCCCTCGACCCTGAGTACGCCGGCAAGCTGGGCGTCAACGTCGACGACCTGCTGGTTTCGCAGCCGGACACCGGCGAACAGGCCTTGGAAATCACCGATATGCTGGTGCGCTCCAACGCAGTCGACGTAATCATCGTCGACTCCGTGGCGGCACTGGTACCGAAGGCTGAAATCGAAGGCGAAATGGGTGACATGCACGTGGGCCTGCAAGCCCGTCTGATGTCCCAGGCGCTGCGTAAAATCACCGGTAACATCAAGAACGCCAACTGCCTGGTGATCTTCATCAACCAGATCCGCATGAAGATCGGCGTAATGTTCGGCAGCCCGGAAACCACCACCGGTGGTAACGCGCTGAAGTTCTACGCTTCGGTCCGTCTCGACATCCGCCGTACCGGCGCGGTGAAGGAAGGCGACGAAGTCGTCGGCAGCGAAACCCGCGTCAAGGTTGTGAAGAACAAGGTGGCGTCGCCGTTCCGTCAGGCCGAGTTCCAGATTCTTTACGGCAAAGGCATCTACCTCAATGGCGAGATGATCGACCTGGGCGTGCTGCACGGTTTCGTCGAGAAATCCGGCGCCTGGTATGCCTATGAAGGCACCAAGATCGGTCAGGGCAAGGCCAACTCGGCCAAGTTCCTGGCAGATAACCCGGAAGTCGCTGCCAAGCTCGAGAAGCAGCTGCGTGACAAACTGCTGTCGCCAGCGGTGATCGCCGACTCCAAGGCTTCTGCGGTCAAAGAGACCGAAGACGACCTGGCTGACGCTGATATCTGATCGCAGCGATGACCACCGCTGTACTGGATACCCTCGTCGCGGTGCGGCGAACCGCCATGGACCTGCTCGCTCGACGCGAGCACGGTCGAGTCGAGCTGACGCGTAAACTGCGTCAGCGCGGCGCTGAGGCGGAAATGATCGAAACAGCCCTCGACCGGTTGACGGAAGAGGGGCTGCTTTCCGAAGCCCGTTACCTTGAAAGCTTTGTTTCCTACCGTGCCCGCTCCGGTTATGGCCCCTTGCGCATTCGCGAAGAGCTGGGGCAGCGTGGTTTGCAACGCGCCGACATCGAACTCGCACTGCGTGAGAGCGGTATCGACTGGCAGGAGCAGCTTCGGGATACATGGCAGCGCAAGTTCTCCGGACACTTGCCGATTGATGCCAAGGAGCGGGCCAAACAAGGTCGATTCCTCGCCTATCGGGGCTTTTCGATGGAGATGATCAACCGCTTGTTCAGCGGCAGAGGGATGGACGACTAAGTCGGTTTAAATAGAAACGGCCCGCTATGAAAATAGCGGGCCGTTTTTTTTTGCCTTCAAATAACCTTCGAAGGTTCGCGTGTGCGATGTGTGGTCTGCGGTTTGCTATGGGCCCAATTTTCCGGAAGGTTGATGTAATCCACCAGTTCCCTGAGTCGGCCGTGGTCCCGGGCGTTGAAGGCGAACGCCAGCCGCACCAGATGGCTGTACTGCGCTTCGTCGTGTTCTTCACCGCTGTAGGCGTGTTGATGGAACTGGTCGCTCAGACACAGATCGGCGAAAGCCTCCTGCATATGCGCCAATGCCTGGTCGCTGAGCTTGTGGTGCATACGAATAACGAACTGACGCTTGAGCCAGCGGCTGGAGTGGAAGTTGCTGTAGAACTGGTTGATTTGCTGCACCGCCTCATCGACGTTATAGACCAGTCGCATCAGTTTCAGGTCGGTGGGCAGGATGTAGCGGTTTTCTTCAAGTTGCTGGCGAATGAAATCCAGTGCGCTTTGCCAGAAGGTTCCGCCCGGCACATCCAGCAATACCACGGGCACCAACGGACTTTTACCGGTCTGGATCAATGTCAGGACTTCCAGTGCTTCGTCCAGTGTGCCAAACCCGCCAGGGCACAGCACCAGCGCATCGGCTTCCTTGACGAAGAACAGTTTGCGGGTGAAGAAAAAATGGAACGGCAGCAGGTTGCCTGTGCCGTCCACAGTCGGGTTGGCATGCTGTTCGAAGGGCAGGGTGATATTGAACCCGAGGCTGTGGTCACGTCCGGCACCTTCGTGTGCGGCGGCCATGATTCCGCCACCAGCGCCGGTGATGACCATCATGTCTGAACGTGTCAGGGCCGCGCCGAGTTCCCGGGCCATTGCATACAGTGGATGCTCGACCGGCGTGCGTGCCGAGCCAAACACGGTGACTTTGCGTCGCCCCTTGAATTGTTCCAGCACCCGGAACGCCTGCTCCAGTTCGCGCAGGGCTTGCAGGGTGATCTTGGCGTTCCAGCGGTTGTGATCTTCCTGGGCCATGCGTAGCACGGTCAGGATCATGTCGCGATAGATCGGCAGGTTCGGGCTGTTGGGAGAAACCTGGTCGAGTTGTTCTTCGACCTTGTTGATGAGGTCGGGAAGTTGTTCCTGAAAATGCCGGCTGAGCAGGTCATTCGGTTGGTAAGGCATTCAACGTCTCCTTCTGCACAGAGCTTGTGGCCCTGACGTGCGGCGTCAGTGCCGCGCTGCAAAAAAACACACACTCGGCAGCTCCTTGTCCTGCCG